ATATTTTTTTACCTATTTTACCTAAATTGTATCTAACCTTTATATTATTGACGAGTGATTTTAAAAAAGATTTTTTTCTTTTGAATCTCAATAGTGGATTTTCATAATAACAAACACACTCAATGTCTCCTTTACTTAAATTATAGTTTTGAAAAACATATTTTAAAGATTCTTTGGGGAAAGACGAGTCGTGTTTAATACCTGTGAATTTTTCCTCTTCACAAGCAAAAATTAAGTTACCGTCTTGAAATAAACAAACGGACGAATCGTGATAATATGCGGAAACCCCAATAGTATACATAATAATAATTATTAGTTTTTATAAACACCATTTTTTATTTTATTAATATTCTCCATTTGTGTTTGTAAATAATCCATATAATTTTCTGTTGATTCTAAACAATTACCGACCTCATTAAATTTTCTATCTATTTTAATAACCTCATTTACCGCTCCGAAATCTTGTATTAGTTTTTGTTTAATTAAAAACATCAATTCTTTTATGGTTTTATATCCATTTAGATGAAAAAAACCATTGAAATTATAAGAAATATTTTTAAATATGTCATCCCTATTCTTAATATTTAAAATTTGTCTGTTCGATTCAATTATAAATGGATACATTTGTTTCTTTTCCTCGTAATGAATTAAAGTGGGGTTTTTATCAAAAAAGAATGTAAACAATTCACTATCTGTTTTTCTTGCTGATAGCTTACTGTTAACCATATACCTTACTGCTGATGGAATAAATAGTTGTTCTATGATACAAGAATAATAATAGTCAGAATCGAAGAATTCCTTGTTTTTATTATATATTTCTAAACAATATTGAGACGCTCTTTTAATTAAGGAAAAATTATAACCACCAAATACACACATATTCATTACATCTTTGAATTTAACAAACTCTAAAAATTCTTCGGGCACGTCGTTTTGTATCTTGAACGCTCCTTGTAGGTATGTTGTGAAAAAATTTGTTGTGTTTTTTGTATATCCAATATATTCACCAGAACCCTCTGGGTAACAACCCCAAATAGTGTTCCTATCTAATTCAGGAAGTTTATTGAATAAAAAGGTATCTAAATCTATATGTATAAAAGGTTCTTCTTGTAATGAATATACCATTAATTTGGGTATTGAGAAGGTGTCGACATTTACGTCCTTCAATACCTCAACATTAATATTTGTGTATGGTATTCCTATTTCTCTTACAATATCATGTATTTCTTGATTACAATAAAGTTCTACTCTTTCATAATGTTTTTTAGCCAATAAAACAGATAATAACATAGAATAGGCGGTGTACTCATTAAATCCGGTACCATTCTTAGTTTTGATATATGTGTGAACAATTTTCATTTAACTAAATTTAAGTGGTACTATACAATTGTGGATATTCCGCAATTAGATGTATACCTCCATTATTTATTGCATTCTCATACGTGGCTCTAATATCTTTCACTTCCAATAATTCATGTATCTGTATGTTGGGACACATAGTTTTAAATTGATTGATGTAATTACCCTTATGTTGATGTCCGGGGTCTAATGGTACGTCTGATCCTTTACCTACCCTTATAATCATATTTGGTAACCACTTATTATTACTCATCAGTTTTATTTTATCAACATGATTTACAAGTTGATTCGTTGCACAAATTAGGAAATCCCATCTTGGGTAGAAGGTTACCACATGATATCCATTCATAGACATACCCAAAGACATACCCATTTGTGTGTCTTCCATAACCGGTACTTCTATTAATTTTTCTTTAGGTACACCATCAAGTGTAGAACTCATAGGATTACCAGGAAACAGGATTTGCTGACCAATAAAAATTGTTTTATCAATTTGACCAATCTTAGTCATCATTTGTGTTAATTCTTCTTTATAACTTGTCATATTAAACTTTTAAAAAAATTATAATCTTTTTTATCGTTTACGATATTTTTTATTCTTTTCATATTCGATTCAAATCTTTTCTTATTTTCTGAGAAATATTTTTTAAAGTCAATTTGTTTAAGTTTTTTGACTTGCTCAAAATATAAAAATAACCTTTCTCTATTGTCTTTTTCTTTATCAAATGAATAATCGATAATATCCTCAAACATATCTAATTGATATTTTTCTTTGAATCTTTCATTATGACCACAACTACCTAATATTAATCCTATTTGAGAATAATAAAATGGAATTAAAGATTTTTCTGTTATATGAATTACTTTCTCACTATGATAACTTGTTTCGGTAACTAAATTTACATACGAATGTTTATATGGATTCATTTCATAAGATTTATAAAAATCAATAAAATACGGAGGCTCGTCTATTTTGTAATCGGTTTCATTTATACTATTTTTAATACCATAATTTACCAAATAATCAATATGTTCTTTATATTTTTTTATATCATCTTTATCTAATACATCTAAGAATAAGATATAAGAATATGAACCATCTAAATTGATGTATCTTTCTTTTATTTCATTACCTCTAAGTAGTGACCAATCAATTTCATCTAAAATACCTTCATTCCTTAATAATACCAATAAAGCAAGTCTGTGACATTTATTCATTCTATTAAAACACATAAAAGTATTTTTTCTATTTTCTTCAAAATTATACTTAAATGTGTTCATACCTTCCACCGCAACCAATGGTAATCTATTTGATGTGTGTACCTTTATTTTACTATTTGATTCTGACACCAACCCATCAATAATTTCATTTCCATTTATTAAAATAATTTGTTCGGTATTTAAATTTTCATTTTTTGATTGCTCTTCTAAACAAATTATCACTCTATCATTATCAGATTCATGTTCAGACAAAAAAACCGAAAAAACATTTTTATGTTTTCTCATAAGGTTTTTTGTCTTATGTGGTATTGGTAACGATTTATAATTTAAAAAATAAGGTTCAATATAAAAACCGGTTACAAGAATTGAATAATATTTTTCAGACTCATTTATTACAATATCATTGATATCAATAAACTCGATTTCCTCAATCTTGTAACCATACATCGTATTTACAATTAAGTCTTTATTACCCTCAACAGAACTATCGTATAAAACATTAAATTTTCTCATTTATTTCTTTGTTTATCCATTGATATGTTTTTATTAATCCCTCATTTAATGGTTTGTTTGGTTTCCAATTTAAAACCTTTTCAATTAATCTATTATCACTATTCCTACCTCTAACACCTTGTGGTCCATTTACATTCTTAATTGAGATGTCTTTACCACTTATATTGATAATTAATTTTGTCATGTCGTTTATGGAAATCATTTCTTCGCTACCAATGTTAATTGGTTTATCATAATCTGACTCCATTAGTTTTAAAACGCCGTCCAAACATTCATCAATATATAGAAATGACCGAGTTTGTTTACCGTCCCCCCATATTTCTATGATACCACCATTTTCACATTTGGATACTTTTCTACAAATTGCCGCAGGTGCCTTTTCTTTTCCACCATCATATGTTCCATTTGGTCCAAATACATTATGAAATCTTCCTATCCTAACATCCACACCATAGTTTCTTTTAAAAGTTGTATATAATCTTTCACTAAATAATTTTTCCCAACCATATTCACTATCTGGATTCGCGGGGTACGCTGACGATTCTTCGCAAACAGGTGCATCAGGATTCAATTGATTATGTTCATTGTATACACAAGCAGAGGAAGAAAAGAAAAATTTTTTTACTTTTAGCTTAGCACCTATATTCAAAACATTCAGATTTATCAACATAGAGTTATGAACAACTTCTGCATCATTTTCTCCTGTGTTGATATACCCAGCACCACCCATATCAGCAGCCATTTGATAGACCTCGTCAAATGAATCGTTATCATCCGGTGAGAACAATACTCTTTTAACAAAATTTGGTTCACGTAAATCACCCAAGAAAAACTCATTACATAATTCTTTTTCTTGGAAATATTCGTGTCTTTTTATGTCAACCGAACGCACATAGTGACCTTCATCTTTTAATCGTTTTGAAAGATGTCCACCAATAAATCCTCCACCACCTAAGACAACTATTTTTTTCATTTTAAAATACCACAAATTTTCCTGTACCATAATGTGGCCATTGTTTATTGTATTCATAATAAACAACATCATTAGGTATATCCGATTTTTTATTCCATGTTTCTATTGTTGGTGTATTCGTTGATACGCCGTTGTCTTCAACTACAAATCTAACTGGTAAATTAAAATTCTTTACGTACTTATAGTTTTCCATAAATGTACCGGTTTCAAATGTCATGTCACCAACAAAACACCATACGATATTGTCTTTATTTTCTCTTTTATTAATCATCGCAACTCCTGTTGCTATTGGAATAATACCACCCACTATTGCCGAACTATAAAATTTTTCTTCTTGATTGATTATTGTTATTGACCTACCTTCTACTATTTCTTGTTCTAACCATTCAGAGGGTACACCTTTTAATAGAGCATGATAGTGAGATCTCCAAGTTGAGAAAACCCAATCTGTTTTTTTCACTCTTTTGAATATTTCAATAAGGTGTTTTTCATTTCCTCCACTTAAATGAACAGGTCCTCTTATCCTACCTGACTCCCAATGGTCGGCGATTTTTTTCTCAAAACCAATTAATCCGTATGTGTCCCATAGAGGTTTATTAACAATCGGATATTGTTCTAAATTTTTAATCATTTATCTCTTTTTTGTAATATTGGATTATTTGTTGGCCATTCGATATTAAAATTATTATCATCCCATTTAATTACTCCTTGTTGATTTTCGTCAACATATTCACCATTATAAAAATAATTGTAATAAAACATACAATCAGTAACTGCATAATGTCCGTTTGCAAAACCTGGTGGTATTAAAACCTGGTCTCTTGTTTTTTCAGAAAGTAAGTAAGATTCCCATTTACCAAATGTGCTCGAACCATTTCTAACATCTAAAACCACTAAATAAATTTCACCTTGGATTGCTTGTATTAATTTCCAACTCTTCTTGTCATAATGTAAACCCCTCAAAACACCCTTGTGGGATTTTGAAAACTTAGTATGAAAATTAATTTCATTTATGTCATAATGAATATTAAATAAAACAGGATGTTTTTGTGAATGAAAAGTTGAAAATATTTCTCCTCGATATTCTCTATAAATTGATGGTGTAAAGATTGGTACTTCACATCCGAATGTTTTCAAATAAGAAACATTCCATTCATCCCATTTTTTATCTTTATAACTCATATTATTTATTAAATGACACAATACTGAATCTTGGATTATTTGCGTATGGTTGAACAGTACTTACAAAATGCGGTTGTCTAAAAACCTGATTGTTCAATAACACCACTCTATTGAATCTCGGAAAAATTTGTTTATTAAACTCGTAATCAACATCAGAACATATGTTTAACATTCCACCCCAATCCCAAACCCAATCTTTGTTAACATAATAAATAGCATTTATTTTACCAGCATAATCATCCATATGAGTCCTATAATGATCACCCTCATCTAATTTATAACATCTAATATCAAAATCATTTAACTCAAATGGAGACACATTTTTTAATAGGTTAATAAAATTATTATTGAATAATTTTAATATTTCATCATTTGACTCTAGTTCTTGTGACCTACTAAAACTTGATGTATAAATTTCTCCATTTTTTGGTAGATATGGTGAATTTGATTTAAAAACATGTGAATAGTGTTCCTCTCTTTTTTGAATACTTTTTTCCCAACTATTATTGTCGACAAACAATTTATTCAATTTAATTGCATCTTCTAATTGAAGAAAATCATCAATAATCGAGTATCCTAATTCAACAAGCTCTGTTTTAATGTTATTCATAAATTTTTTATTCCCAACTAATTCCCCAATCTTTAAATTCGGAGGCAAGACAATCTGTTTTATAGTCTTTTCTACCCCCAACAATTTCTTGAATTTTATTTTTGGCGGCGTTTCTGACACCATTTAGACCGTGTGTTAATTCTAAGTTAGTATCTTCTGTTTTACCGTATTTTCTATAGTTGGATTCATTATGCCAAATATGTAAATTGGTTTGAGCTAATACAACAATTGCCCTTATCGTCTCGGCCATTATTAATTCATCACTATTTTTTAATATTAAATCAATATCATGTTTAATATCTCTAATTTCTTGAGCATACTCCTCTTTATGTTCAGGTATGAACTGTTCTTTTAATTGAGAAATACTCATTCTGTCAATTAATTCTGCTAATGTTGGTAAGTACTTACGTTCTGACATTATTTTATCTGTTTAAAAATTTACGACCGTTATTTATTCTTAATCTCCAATAATCCAATAGGTCTTCCATTGTTTTATTATAAGGTATTTCTGGTTCCCATCCCGTATGGTTTTTAAATTTTGTTGTGTTAGGTATCTGTAGGTTAGCATCAATTGGTCTAAATCTATTCATATCTAATACCACTTCAATATTTGACACTTTAGATTTTGATAAAAGATATTCTAATGTTTCACCAACACTACAGGTAAAATTACCTCCGATGTTGTAGTATTCACCCGATATTGGGTTTATTGTTAATAGCAACCAATATGCCCTAACAGCGTCTCTGACATCCGCATATGTTCTAAGTGAATTAAGATTACCTACCAATATTTTTGGTTCTTGTAGTCCCGATTCAATCATTGCAATTTGTTTTGCAAAAGTCGATTCGTGAAAAACATCTCCTCTTCTTGGTCCTGTGTGAGTGAACATTCTTGTAGTCATGATTTTCATACTATAAGCTTCGGCGTAATATCTACCAATAAGATCAGTACCAACCTTAGATATTGCATAAGGTGAAGCGGGATGTATACTACATTCCTCATCAATCGGTAATTTGTGTTCAGGTACTCTACCAAAAATTTCACTTGATGCACAAACATGTATTAAAGCATCTTTATATTCCGATTTTCTAATTGCTTCCAAAAGATTAGTAGTCCCAATAATATTTGTCTGTAATGTTTCAATTGGTGAATCAAAACTTGTTTGAGGGTAGGATTGTGCTCCTAAGTGAAAAACATAATTAGGTTTTGATTTTTCTATTGCACATTGTATTGATGCGTAATCATTTAAATCCCCATAAATTAGTTCGACTCTGTCTTTTTTATTTATCACTTCGGTCAAATGTTCAATGTTGTCCATAGATTCATTCCATCTACAGAATCCATAAATTTTTATGTTTGGTTTTTCTAAAAGAAAATCCAACATATGTGAACCAACCATTCCTAAAACACCTGTAATTAATACATTCATTGATATATTTCTTTGAACATTTTTTCAGTTAAACTCCAATTATTCGGTAACCCGAAAGATTCAGCATAGTTAGCATCGAAATCACGAAGTAAAATTTTATATTCTTCTCGGTTTTCACCAACTAAAGATTTTAATATACTTGGTATATATTTATCATAATAAACAATTCTAGTCGCTGTGTAAATATTTGCTTCAGCGACCCCGAGAATGTGGTCTCTAATTTCGTTGTAATTTTTATCTTTGATGCCAAACAAATTATCTATTATTCCTAAGCATCTTAATTTTATAGAGTCACTATCATCAAAATCATAATTGAATATTTTACTATACAATCCTATACCATATTTTCTCAGATTGTCATTTTGATTTCGATTACCTAAAACTAAAAAGGGATTTCCAAATAAAATACTTCTGAAAGTTTTTTCAGTATGAAACATATATTCTGTGTTTTCCCCTCCACGACTCACCGTACAACCGGGGGCAGTCTCACTCACGATATCAATCAGATTTCCAGCATTGAGTAATTCTGAAGAAAAAACCTGATGAGTCTGCCTTTCATCTTTATCAATTTCAAAGGTTAATTTTCTCGGAGTAAAATATTCAAAATTCCATGGAGCGTCTGGGTAATTCCACGTGTTTATCCCATAATCAAACAATCCATATTTACAAAGATAATCCATCAACATACATCGATGATTCCTATCGTGGTTGTTCAAATTCAAATAAAGTTTTTTAATTACCTTTTGAGGGTCGAATAATTGTGCGGGTTCTTTTTTATAAAAAGATGTCATCCCATAAAAAGTATAATGCAACAAAGCGGTGGGCCAAAAAATGACTTCAAAATTTTTTATGGGATTGGTGTTAATATTTGAATAGGCTTCACTATAATCACATCCAACTAAAAGATAACATTGTATATTATTTTTTACTAATGTATTTTCGAAATATTGGTATTTTTCAAGATGTTTTTTGTTATCTTTATAATTATACTCTAAATAATCCAAGAATCTTTCATCGAATGCCTCCCAAGGTTGCCAAATAATTATATGACCACTTGGTTTGATTTCTTCAATGAGGTCAGACACATCCTTAAGATTTTGTGTAGGGTCTGGCGGATTTATTAAAAGTACGTTTTTGTAAAATCTATAGTTGACCATATTCATTATACCATTTTAGAGTTTCTTTTATACCTTGTTCAAAAGTATATTTAGGTTCAAACCCTAATTCATTTTTTATTCTGTCTGTATTAACAGCTCTGAAGGGAATTGTAGTTGGTTTTGAATTGTCCCAATTAATTTCGGGATTTTTACCTGTCACTTTTAATATTGTATCTAATATTTCACCAATTGTGATACCACCACCATATCCTAAATTATATGGTCTCATTGATTCCCCCTTTTCTAATATCAACAATGCACCATCTACCACATCTTTAACATACAAAAAATCTCTAACAACGTCAGGACTTCCCCAAGCGGTAAAAGGATTTTCATCACTTAATACTCTTTTAATCAGCGCCGGTACGACATGACAATTTTTCAAATTAAAATTATCGTTTGGTCCGAATATTGCTGTACATCTTGCAAGTGCGATTTCTAATCCTGAAAATTTAGAAACATGTTCCATTAACTTTTCACGATACCTTCTCATCCACCCATATCCGTAATATGATTTATATGGTTCATCAACCCAATATTCATCTTCAGTTATTGGTCTTCTAATATCAGGATATCCGGTTGAGCTGTTTAAATCCAAAAATCTTTTAACACCATTTTTTGCACAAGCTTCTAAAACATTACCAATTAAATTTAATTGTTTTAATGATATTTGTACATCAGTTGGTACCGATGAGGGATGTGCTATTTCACCAGCACAATGAATAACATAATCGGCACCATAAGTTAATTTGATACAATCATCTAATTTCATCAAATCTATATCTCTTAAAATTTGAATATGATTGTGTTCATATTGTAAATCATTTTTATGTATGTGTGTTCTTACATATGCACCTGTTTCAACTAGTTTCATTAGAAAATGTGTACCAATAAATCCAGAACCACCGGTTACGACTACTCTTTTTCCTTTTAAAAAATTACTCATATTAATGATTTACAAATGGGTTATATCTCTTATCCAACATTTCTTTATTTTCCAAATACCATTCTGTGGTTAATCTAATACCATCCTCTAATGATACTAATGGTTCAATACCATACGATTTTGCACGTGTGGTATCAAATAACCTTATGTCATCTCCCTTATTATTATTTGAATTTGAAAATTTAACTAAATTTTTTCTACTCGAATTAAGATAAACTAATTCAACTAAATCTCTTATTGAACGTCCATTACCTGAACCTAAATTAATTGGTTCTGTTATTTTATTCTCAACGGCCATTATCATTCCTCTTGCCACATCATCACAATAAATAAAATCTCTAATTGCTGAACCATCTCCCATAACTTCCAACACATCATTCTCATTAGCTTTTCTAATAAGAGATGGTACGACCATTGCATTTTCAGGATTGAAATTATCATATGGACCATAAACATTAGCGGGTCTTACTATTGAAAATCTATCAAACCCATGTTGAATTTTATATGTTTCAATTTGTAATTCTCCAATTCGTTTTGCCCAACCTGGATACCTATCATTTGGTGACGGAAATGTATCCCAAACAGTGTCTTCTTTGAATATTTGAGCGGGAGCATATACACCGACTGAACTGGTATATAAAAACCATTCAACATTCGCTTCATATGCTGCTTGTATCATATTGGTATTAAATTGTAACATGGGAACCATGAAATCAACAGGTTGTTCTTTACACATTTTTGGTGACCCTTTAACACCAGCCAAATGGAATACAAAATCCATTCCTTTACAGATATCCAAACAATTGTCGAAAAACCTTAAATCAACTTGTAAGTGTTCAACACTTTCAGGTAAATCAGATGGTTTTGTTAAATCTGCAATAAAAATTTTACATTCCTTTTCTAACAACAATTTCACTAAGGATCTTCCTATCATTCCACCACCACCTGTTATTAATACTTTTTTATCTTTAAACATCATTTAATTTTTTACATAGTTCAATTATTTGTTCATCCGTCAAATCTGTGTGATTACCAATATATAATGAATTGTTATGGATGTAATTCACATTATCTAATTTACCTACAATTCTATGTTCATATTTTTCCAAGAAAGGTTGTAAAACTTGATTACCACCTCCAGATGTTCCTAAACGGTACTCCACACCACACAAATCTAAAATATCACAAACACTACTGTAATCATCATTTATATGTAATCTATCAGTGTAATGTGGATGCATAACTAAGGGTAAAGCAAAATTACTATTCTCACCATCATCCCATTCTGTTTTGAATTTTCTAGAATCAAGATTATCTAACCAAACTTTGAAATTATGTCTTCTCTTTTCAACATTATAGTCAATTCTTTTCATCTGTTCAATACCTAAAACGGCATTCAATTCCGTACTTCTCATATTAAATCCAGCAACCGCAAACGTGAATAAAGGATTTAATTGTGGGTAATTTTCTTTAAAAAATTGCTGAGATTCTAATGAACTTTCTCTTGTCATTCCGTGTGAACGAAATAATCTTGCTAAGTCATCGTGTAAATCTTCCTTAACACAAACCATACCACCTTCAACAGTTGTTATATGGTGTCCAAAATAAAATGAAAATATAGATATATCACCAAAAGTACCAACTTTTTGACCTTTATAACTAGCACCATGTGATTCACAACAATCTTCAATTAAAAGAATATCTTTTTCTTTTGCAATTTTTACTATTTCTTCATTGATTGCATTAAAACCTAAACAATGAACTAAAACAATTGCTTTTGTTTGGGGTGTGATTGCTTTTTCAATATTTTCCAATGTTATCGAAAGATTATCCATTGATATATCAACAAAAACAGGTGTCATACCAAGTTGTACTATTGATGAAACGTCTGAAACCCAACCAAGTGGTGGTACTATAACTTCACCGATACCTAACAGTTCTTTTACCATGGCTATTGAAATGTAATTTCCTGAACTACCGGAATTTACCATAGTACTATGTTTAACTCCTAACCATTTCGACCATAATTTTTCGAATTCTTTTACTTTATCACCATTAGTTAATCTTTGATTTGATAATATAAAATCCGCTAATACTTTTCTATCAGATTCTGAGATATTATTGTTTATTAATGGCCATTTATAATTTTTCATATAATTTAAATATAAAGAAACCTTTTATGATAGTAAAGTAAAACTTACATGATATCGAAGTATTCCCCTATCATAAATTTAGTTTTCATATTGATTGAACCATCTGTATTTGGTACAAATTTTATTGGGTCTATCAATCTGAAATCAACAGAAACTCGTGTTTGTTGACTTTCGTTTGGTTTATTACCATGTACTAAATTTGCACCATCAAATATTAAAATCTCACCATACTTTACTTCATATGGTTTATAATCTGATTTGTTTTCTCTACTCTCCATCCATATTGTATTATATTGATTGGTATGTACGAATGGTAACCAGAAATTAACTTCGGTTGTACCATGGTTATAAGTTTTATCTTTGTGCCATTCACCTACTGCAAGGTTTCCATTGGCTAACTGAACTCTGAATGTTGGTATAACTTGATATACGATTTGGTTATAACCAAATCTCTCTTTCAAATCATTTACCAATTCCAAATAAGTTGGTAAAAATTCTTTTCTAAATTTATCATAATATCTTTTATGCCAAATAGTTGATTGGTCTTTTTCTCTTATCAAAACATCATAGTGTTCTAAAGTATGTAACTCTTCTAATGGTGTGGTTTCTCCTTCCCAAACTTCTAACATTTGAGAAACAATTTGTCTAAAAGGATACTTTTTTGTATCGTAATCAATTTTATAAGGTGTATTCAAGTACATTTTTTTCGAATATTTCTTTTAATAAATTAGTTTCAATTTTTATTGGATTATGAATTCCCATGGGGTCATAATAATAATCGTCTTCCATTGCAAATTTTTTAGCACTTTCCAAATCGGCTAAACCATCGTCTAACAAATATTTTGAAAAATATATGTCTTCCCACATTCCGTAATCCGATTTGTATTTTTCAGTTATTTTAATCATTTTGTCTCTTGTTCTTAAAGATAAACCACCATTTCCTACAAAACAACCTTCTTTTGGTTTTTTCCAAGGAGCACCAATATAATCCCATTTTAAAAAATCCTCGATTCCACTTTTTAGCAACATAGAATCATTTTGAAAAATTAATATCTTATTTCCCATAGATTTTTTCCAAAATTCAGTAGATTTCAAAATTTCAGTGTGAGTTTGTCTACTTGTAAAATTTGGTATATTCAAATTTTCATAAACAATGTTTTCAAATTCTTTAAACAAATTTTTTAAATAATATTCATTTTCACTATTATGAAAAATTTGTAATCCCCACTTAACACCTAAACTATTATTATTTAAGAAATATAAATGATTTTTTACAATAGGTAATAGTTCAGGTAAACATCTTAAATCGAACAGTGAAGCATAATAGTTTGAATTTTCGTCAATCTCGGGTATGTAATTTTCTAATTTATTCTCAAAAATTTTCAAATATTTTTTAAACAATAGTAAATTTTCCTCTTTATAAATTAATTCTTGACTCATAATTTATCTTTAATATTTTCATAAATGTAATCACCTATAATTTTATATCCCTCTAAGTTTGGATGATAATCTCCTTCGTAAAAATTTTTCTCATCATTCCATATACTTCTACTACCATATTCCCACACACTCATATCATTTTTTATTTCATAATCTCTTAGTACATCCGCAACACAACCATTTGGATTTATGAAATATTTTGGTAATTGGGTAGTGTCGAATTCATAATCTTTAAAAGATGGGTAAAACGAATTAAAATAAAAATGTTTTATACCTATTAGTTCTTTTTCTAACATGTTGTAAATGTCAATTACGGTTTCACTATCATGTCTCATATATCTATATGGCCAAGAAAACATTATTATGATAACATCATCTGTATCGATATAACCGTTTTGTAATGAAACCACCACATTGTTGTAAATGTATTTGTTACCATCACCACAAACACCGTTATTTACGTATACACACCCTAATTTTTCAGCCGTCCATCTCGGCCAAGAATTCTGTTCCCTAAGTCTTTCAATAAAAAGTGGGGGATTTGGTATCTCTTTATAAGACTCGTCTGTCTCAACTCCATGGCCCGCGGTCCAACTATCACCAAAACAAATTATTCTCATTATAGGAATTCTTTAATGTAGTTATACATATACTCTGATTGAGTGATGTGACCGTATTCGCCGAAATGTCCATCATTAACGGTTTCATTTGTTTCTTGAGAAATTTTTGCAATTAGTCTATCGTGTTGTTTATTACAGAGGTCCTCAATTTCAGACATAATACCTCTATTAATGTTCTCGTAATCATTTCCTTTAATAATTCTATAATCATCTTTAAATAGGGTTTTAAATTGTATAGTTATATGTTCATCACTAGACCAATGAAAAACGTGTGCACCTATTTTGTTTAGATAAATGTTAATCAATAACATCCAAGAGAACACCTCTTCAATCCACAAATGGTGTGTTCTATTAATTAATACCTCATTTATTGCGTTTTGGGATACACTTATACCAGGAAACCCACCAACACTATTTGGTTGTATTTGATTGAAGACGTTTTCCTCCTCATTAACTAATTGAAATCTAGCCGGATTTGTCCATCCAAATATTAGAATATCGTCTTTTTTTATAGAGTGTACAAACTCTAAAAATTGTTTAAATATTAAATAATTACTAGAACCACCAACCGCTCTATTTTGACATTCATACCCTAATTTATTTGCTAATAATGTTGGCCAAACGTCGGGAAGGTTATTATTTCTACATTTTTTATATTCGTCATATTTGCTTGTCATGTAGGGGTGTCCTACAGGGTAATATTCTGCGGTGAAACTACATCCAAATGTCCATAGTGTGCTCATGATTTGTTTGTTAAATTACTAAAGAACATATAGTCTCTTTTTATTTTTAAAATATCTAATACCCTTTGTTTATTAGCCTCAAACCTTTCAAAATTATTTTCATAAAATTTAATAAATTTATCTTTATTTTCATAGACTCTTTTTATTTCTCTGAAAATATCGAAAAACCTTAGTTTGTCGTTCATCTTATCATCGTAATTGTGATCAATCATATCTTCAAAAAAATCAAAACCATATTTTTGTTTCATAATTGAAATATGATGTGGGGTTGCAATTATAATTGGGAATTGATAAAAGAAAAATGGTCTAAATGATTTTTCAGTAATTTGTACAACGTTTGGACAATTACTAAACATTGATTCTGTTACAATATTCACATAAGATTCTTCAAATGTTTTATTCTTCTCAGGAATTTGTTGCCATTTGGGTAGCATGGTTTTGTCTAATTCTTGTAATGGTTTAAACCATCCTTCGTCACCTTCATAATCACTAACTTTCATTTGAATGTTATTGAAATATTCGATCTCTTCGTCTAAAATTTCAATTGCTGTTGAGTCGAACAGGGAATCATAAAAGTTACCGACGGGATACCCCCAATATGTCGGTACCAACGACCAATTCACATCTTTATCCAATAATCCGATTTTTTTTAACAGAACTAAAATGGCATACCTATGTGATTTCGGTGATTTATTGTGACATAAAAAAAATTTACCTTCTTTTTCTTTTTTATAAACAGAACCTATTTTTTGTAAAACTCTAGTGGATGAGTTTGGAATGAACTCAAGAGCATGTTCTTTTACTTTAAAATCACCATGTATTTTTTTCAACCAATGTATTTTTGCGTTATTATTTACAAAGTATACTTTTTCAAGATTTATACCTAATTTTTTTAGATAATCGACCGTTAATCTATAACCTAATTCACTATCGGGTTCATGTTCAGTTAAGAAAATTAAAAATAAATTATCATATTCTATTAAAGATTTGGTTACCTCATTACTTAGTGGTTTTTTACCATCTAATATTGCCTGTACATTTTCTCCGTGAACATGAGGGATACAAAAAAATCTTGATAAATCAAAACTGTAATGGTTTATAATGTAATAAAAATTCTCTTCAGGTCTTTCACTTATTTCATTAAATCTACATCTTTTTACTGTAAATTTTTCGCTCTCTTCAAGCACGGGTTCCAAGAACTCATAACTCAACATCCTATCTAAATAATTGTTTATAAGATTATACCCATCCCAAAATGTTTTTTCACCATAGATATTGACGCAATTCGGTATTGGTTCTTCCGAATCTATTGGCCAATTATCATATACTAAATTTAATACTCTCATATATTTTTTAATATGTTTTTCATAAAACCGTAACTTTTATCTATAAACTCTGAATTATTTTTTAAATCATATTTTATACACAATTCCTTAAATATTTTTGGTACATACTCGTCTTGAATAATTAGTTCATATGCACGTTTTTTATTGTATAATATGATATCAAAATTTTCTTCATATAGTTTATTTAAATCCATTCCTTTTAGATTTTTTATATTTTGGATAACACCTTCTGCTCTTTTTTCTAAGTCATCTTCTGAATCAAAAGAATAGTCAAAAATATTATCATATAATTTAAATCCATAATTTTTTAGTATCGAATTTTGATTTTTACTTCCATAACATAAAAATGGTTGTTCCATTAAAATTGGTTTGAATGTTTTCTCTGTTATAAACTCACACTCAATGTTAGATTCTGTAACGAGAAAGAAAAAAGAATTATTATTAATTAAAAAGTCAGTTCTATCGTTGTGATTTGTCTCATTAAACTCATCTAGATTTAGTATTTTTTCCTGCCAATTTTTAAAATTATAATATCCTCTTGACCATATCTCATCACTTAGTTTACACCAAGATATATTTCCATAATTTTCGAGTCCGTTTTGAAAAATTTTATCAATCAACAAACATCTATGATAATGTGGTTTATTATTATACGATATGAATAATTTATCAAAATTTTTATTAATTTTTATGTTGTTTAAATTATTAGAATAATATGGACACATAAATGCATAAGTAAAATGTAATAAAAATGTAGGCCAATTATGGATTATAATTTTTTCATATTTATTTATTTTTTCATAATACTTTTCATCTTGTGCACCAAAAATTATATGTGTTGTTGTATCATTTTTTTTACATATCAAATTTAATAAATTAAAATCATAGTTTTCATTACCTCCAGATAACGCAAATTCACCAAATGATAATATAAGAACATCTTTAGGTTTTGTTTCGTTAATTTTTATTATAACATCGTCAAAACTAAATCGACTTAAATCGTTTGAATTACATATTAATATTTCTGATGTCATAAAAAATCTTGAATTTTAGGTGGCCATCTTAGATATGGATGTTCGTTATTAATATAATTGATTCTCCTACCATTATTTTTTTCAAAATCACTCTCTATTTTAACAATTTCATCTTTATCTGTTATGTAAGATGTCCAATCCACAGAATTTTTATGTAATTCAGCATCGAATGAATTGTTTTTTAAATCAAATGAATTTAAAACATACTTAGAGAACAAAAAATGACAATATGGTGATGGGTGATCGTCCCCATATATATTATTTTCATTTTCATAATAATAGGTTAATTTTTCTCTAAAATCTATATCACTATTTAATATAAAACTTTCAACACTATCGATATAATTTTCATCTACAACCATTTTTAAATCCTCAAGAATACCACTCTCGGATGTCTCTTTATATTTTTTTATCAGTTCATTTGGAATTTCTCCCGGTTCTCCCATCACATTAGAAATCCACGGCTCCAACATATAAAACCATTTAAAATTAATACCTTCGCTCTTCAATAATGATAGTAAAACAACAATATAAGATAACAATTCATTCCCTTTTTGATTAACCGAGAAATATTTTTGAATATAATGATTGTCAAATAATGGTGAATTCGTAATTAAACCACCCGAATCCCACTCATTATTAATCATGATATCCTCTCGAGCCAATGCACTCCATTGTATTGTTACATAGTCATTCTTTTTTATTTTTTTTTCATAAATAAGTCTGACGATTTTATTAAATATAGATTTATTACCCGATCCTGATCGACCATAATTATATGTTTGGTCAAAATAAGGAGATAGATAATCAACATACGTTGGATATTTGAAATTAGTAAAACTACACCCGAAAGAAAAAAGGTTTTTCATTAAATCAGTGCATTTTTATCTAATTCTTTTTTTATGATACTATACGGATAGGGGAGTGAATTACCGGCGTTATGTCTCAAAACCTCAAAGTTGTGTTTCAATGTTTTTTCCATATCTCTATACATAGATAATTTATTTTCTATTTTATCTATTTGATAAAGAACCTTAACTATTTCGTTAATTCTTTTGGTGTCCTCCATTTCATCATAACTTTCATCAAACCAATTTGAAAATGTTTCATACCCCAATTTTTTTAATTCTCTCAAACTAAAACGATTACCCATAACAATAAATGGGTGGTAACATGTCATCGGTTTAAATATCTTCTCACTTAAAAATACCGTACCTTGTTTGTCCTCATACTGTGCCTCACTTATGACAGACACCCAAGAATCTAAATGTGGTTTTTCATGTATTCTTACAACGTAATAGTTAGGGTCGTGAATTTCATTTGAAGTGTCGTATATTACTGATGGTAATGTTTTATACAATTCTTGGGTAAATTTATTATCCATAGTGATTCCGCAAAAATATCTACCTCTTTCTGGATCATCGAACTGATTCATACTAACAAGTCCCCTACTTAATAAATTTGTATAATATAATTTAGCATAAAACCATATTCTATGTTCTCTCGGTTTTTTGTTTAAATTATTAAATAATTTAATCTTATCGTTGTTATATATTTTATATTGATAGTGTTCTTCAAATGTATTCAATGGGGTTCCATTTCTTGTCATATCTATTGATTGTGAAAACACATCGGATTCGAAATGTGAATATGGAATTACGTGTATGTTGATTTTTTGTGGTTTTTCTTGTAACCACATATCATACCTTTCTTTAATTATCGAATTACCTGTTACAAAGAATATTTGATTTGGGGATATGTCATATTCGATACATTCATTATGAAAAAAATCGAAAACCCAATCATCATGATATCCTTCAAAACTTGAGTCTATTAATAGATATGCATTACCATTTCTCAAATCTTTTAGGAAAGTCTCATTAATAAACTCGAAAAGGCTGGGTATTGTGGGGTCTGCAGAATGTTTACCTCCCGTCCACATGACTGGATCATTATTGACACCGATTGGGATTAAATAAGTTTTAGGTCTATTATCAATACGGAAATCATTTGAAATAAATTCATAAGATCTATTGAAACTCCTTAGAAAAGACATCCTATTATAGAAAGGACAAAGTGTAAATCTTGTGGAACCCGCTTTATTCATAACCCAATGGTTCACAAAATTTCTTGGGGTTGCTATATCTTCAAATACAAAGTTCATTTCATTAAAATGTTTTCCAAATTTTTCTTAATATTTCTACAATCGGCTTCTTATTATCAGACCATCCGTGTCCATCATAGTCATATTTTTCTTTTATAATTTCCACAAATCTATTTCTATTAAATAGACAAACCTCATACATTTCTTCTCTAATTTGTGTGAGTTCTTCTATTGATTTTGATTTAAATTTATTTAATTCATTTACAATCTTTTCTATCTTTTTATGATGGTCCGGCTCCAAATCGTAACTTTCGTCAATCCATCTATCAAATGTCCTGAATCCTTGTTCTTTTAGATACGATAATGTATGTAAATTTCCCAATAAAATAAATGGTTGACCCGCAACTATTGGTTTCCAAATTTTTTCAGAAATAAATAGAATGGAGGTGTCAATCAGGGTCTCTGTAATGACCGAAATAAATGTAGACTCGTAATCAGGTATTTCAATGTTTACCGCCCAATTTATATCTAATGTTCTATCTATTTCAATAGGTGTTATTTTAGATAAGTCTTCATATTCATCATATGGTTCAAACTTACCCAAACTTATTTTCCCTCGATTAAAAAGTTCATTTTTTATCAATTCATTTACCAAATGCACTCTATGTGGTCTTGGGTTTCTGTTATATGATAATATCAAATGCTTATCATCAATTGGTTCAAATTTAACAATATCATTCTTTAGAAGTCTATAATCCACCCACGAATCAAATATTGATATGGGGTGACATGTAAAACTGAGACCCCTTTGTTTCCTAACTTCATCAACAAGAAGGTTACCATGAATATAATGTACGTTTTTATCGGGTAGATTTGATTCTTTAATCCATTTATCTATTACCTCTAAGTCATTATTATATATATTCATTCCACTATACCCTTCGAATTGGTGAATTAAAACAATTTTGCACCTATCTTCCCGTACATCCTTAAGATATTCTTCAGAAATACATTTAAAACCAATGTCAATGTTTTTAGTAAAAAATTTATTGTCATAAACATTTATAAGGTATAAATGATTTTTTTTATTTAATCTATTTTTTTCAACGTAGTTTATTAAAGAATTATATTTTGTTGTAATGTTTTCTCTTAACACATCATCGGGCCATAATTTATTAGAATCTTCTATATTGAATAGATTCCACACGCCCCAAGATTTAGGAAAATCAAAACTACCTGTTTCTTTTAGATACCAAGATTTTGAAAAACCATTAGGTCTATAATAATTAAAAACTGTGTCCCAGTCCTCTAACGAACAAACAATTTTTTCATCATTAATTAGTTCTGTGAATCCATCTTCAAAAGTTATGTGGTTAAATTGTATGTGACTTTCTAATTTAGAAAAATCGACTTTATATGATCTACTATCTTCACTTACGATTAATGTATATTCTAAATCAGGTTTTATCGATTTATTTATTCTATCAATTAAATCCTTTTTACTTATGTTTAACTCCTTTTTACCTATATTAATAATTTTACCATCAAAATCGTTTTCAATTAAACTTTTTAATACTCTTACACAATCTTTAATGTGAATGTGTGGTCTTTCGGCTAACGGGTCAAATATTTCTATTAATCTATTATGTTTTATATCATCAATCAAATTGTTTATTAAGACATCATCCCTACGTAATTTACTTGCACCATAAAGAGTTGATAATCTTACAATTTTAAATTTTGGATTATTTTTTGAAAGTATAATATTTTCACATTTAATTTTTAATTCTGAATATAAAGACGTAATCTGTGTCTCAGAATTTTCATTAACTATATCGTTTCTTTTTCCATAAACACTACAACTGCTTGAGAAAATGAGTCTTGTGTTTTCGTTGTTAATTAAGTTAATAGTATTTCTGAATTCTTTTACCGGTTCTATTAATTGTATTTCATCTGTTAAATCTAAAAGCCTCGGTGATGCTAAGTATATAATTAAATCCATCGAATTAACCAAATCAGAATAATTCCCGATGTTACATACATCATCATTAATTACCTTTATATTATTATTCAAAAAAGTGATATTACTGTATAAGAATTTATCATATACTGTAACATCATAATCAATAAGACTGTTGGATAATGGAATACCTAAATAACCAGCACCTCCTATAATTAAAATTTTCATATTAGTCTCTTAATAATTCAGTTGTAACGCAATGAAAAGAACCACCCAAAGTTCTTGAATGTCTTATCTTGCAATCCAACGATTCAATATTATATTTTTTTAATTCTTTAATTAAATCCTGTTGTCTATTATCAACTATAACAGTATTTTCATCTATTGATAGTAGGTTAACTCCTATCCAAACTGACGCTCTAATTGTTTTATGATAACCTATGTCAACCATAGGTGGACACCATATTTTATCCCATGATTTTAGAAACTCCGGCATGTTATTTTCATTTACTCTTTCAGGATTTAATAAACAAAGCCCCTCTCGAAGTAATGCAATGGTTGAGTCTATGTGGATATAAGAATAAACATTTTCAATTGTATGTATTCTGTAATCTTTACCCAAAAAGTTTTGCAACCATTTAGCGCCCTTTAAGTTACCGGTGTTAGATACCAAATATAAAATATCATTATTACATCTTAGAATGTTTGCTGCGTCAAAAACCGGTTCATAATTGTTCAATGTTATTTTTGATAAATCTTCTCTTTGATACATTGAATCGAGTAATCTCGGTTTTGGTGCTGCAACCCAATTTGCACCTTGTTCCATTTTTCCAATAAAAATATCTCTGAAACAATCGGTTTCAAATTGTCTTGATCTAAGTGACATTGGTGATTCTAATATGTTATTACCAATCACGGTTACAGTATCTCGAGGACAAAATGTATAATACTGTGTTGTCTCCCAATAACCATTTGATACTGGTTTTTGTGTATCTATTGGGGTTGGACGATGTACTTTAACGCCCGTATCTTTTAATAAATCTGATAATTTTTCTAAATCTTCAAAAGTTTCATCATACACTTTAGAATCCCAAAAACCGATTTCATCTTTCGGTATTTCATTTTCCGTCGCGTAGTTTATACAATGTAAATCTTTACCATGTGTTGGCATATTTGCATTGTCAATTGTGCCGACGATTATTTCTCTAAGTCTACCCCATTCATTATTAACTGATACCATCGTTTTATTTTTTTATTTTTTAATAATATGTTTTTTATTTCATAATGACCTAATTGATTTGGGTGGTACCCATTACCTTCAAAAAATTCACCAATAAACATATTTTTAGTGGGTCCGTCTGTCTGATTCTCTATTAAATTTATGTCTTCTAAATTCGTTAAAATTGAGGTTAGACTTCTGTCAAAATCTAAAAAATTTTCCTTCAATAATAAATTATTAAATGATTCATAAATTTTTAATTTACCATAATTGTGAACGAATAAAAAGTGAACATGTTTTTCTTTAAAAAATTCTTGTAAAACAAATAGAAAAAGTGATTGATGATATTCGTACCATATTTTTCTATGTGTTATTGTATTTACATATAATGATAATTCAGACTTTCTAATCTCATCAATTGTATCATCATTGAATAAACTTTCATCAGGAACCCATAAACTGGATATTTTATTATCAATATTTTCATAATACCACCTAACGTCCGGTGGAACTATTACTAACACAAAATCTTCTAAATTAAATTCACAATGATTTATAATATCATGTGTTATTTGACCAAAAGACGCACCCTCAACACTCTTGTTTTTAAAAGAAATATTTAAATCTTCAGCAATTAGATTTACAAAAGGTTTTTCTTTAGTCAAATCCAATTCACTTCCATATCCCCAACTGTCTCCGAAACAATATATCACTTATTAATTTGTTTAGTCTTTAATATTTCATTTACAACAATATCTTGAGATAAATGTCCGTTATGTGATAAATCACGTCCTGTAGTTCCTGTTGTGTCATCAATGGAGAGTAGGGTTATATCGTTTTTAAAAAAATAATCAGAATATTCGATATCAAAATCACCATTCCAAGTCCAATGAATTACAGGTATATCCATAGATTTCCAAATATTGTTACAGGTCATTATTGAAAAATTAACATTTTTCATTCTTTCACCACAGTTCTCCATATAACTTGTGATATACCAAGGTCCGTATTCTTTTGCGTTTTTTGGATATAAATCTTCAGGATAAGTTGGTGAGAACAATTCGATATCTAAAGATTTGTTTTCTTGATTCAAAAAAGTATAGAACGTTCTATGTTTAAATGGCCATTGATAAATTACATACTTTGGAAATTTTTTATTTCCTAAAATAAAATTCTGATACAAAAGTGTATTGTACATTTGGAAATCGGGGCCGGTTGCTCCCATACCTAAATTCAAAATGTCCATATCTAATATTAGGCCAAGTTTTGTTGACCACATATCACTATGATAAAGTCCAACTCCTTCTGTAAAAGAACATCCAAATACCAATATATAATCATCTTTTAACTCATCAAATTCCATACTTCTATATCCCCAAGAATTATATTGATATGTTATCGGTTTTTCATAATAGTACCAATTTGTACCAAAAATATCTTTGTTCTTTATAAAAGATTCGGGAGAATCTGTGTCCTTAAAATATTTTGTTGTGTTGGAGTTGTGTGTGTTTTGGATTACAGGACAACTATTATTAACTGATATGTACGACATTATTTAAAAACGTTAAAGTTCTTTAAGTTTGGATAACTTTTATTGTTGTGAGAGTCGTCATTAATTTTTGGTATCGTATCCATTAAAATAATACCTCTCGCGGCGTCCTCTGGTGTCATGTAATAATGCCAACCATAAAATTCAATATTGTCTTGGTCGTATGGTAAGTCTAAATTTCTACCATCATAACAAACTTTTTTAAACCACTTATAGGCATCATAATCATTACATAAAATCATACCCCCTTTACCGATTGGTATTCTTTTTTTTATTTGGAATGAAATAATTTGAAATCCGCTTATATACATATCTTTGGTCCACCTACCTGCGGAATCCCATATATCTAATGGTTCTAGTTTATACACACCGGACCATTCCTTATCAACAAATTCAAAATCATATCCCGCGTGTTTTATATACATAGGAACTGAGGTATATGTGTGTGATGGTATGTATAATTTTTGTGGTTGATTTATATATTTCAAAACAAGAAATAATCCATGTGTACAACAATCAACCGCAACAGCATACTTTGATCCACAAAATTTTGCAACTTTATCTTCAAATAAAGAAACAACTTCATGTGGTTGTGTCCAATTATACCCTAATTCTTTTATCTGTTCTAATTCAGGTCTAGATAAGTTTATTGGTGGTTTTCCTAATGGCCATTCCTTGAACATCTTTTATAAATGTTTTATTTTTAAATTCATGTGATAATTCCTCTTTAAACTCATAGGAACCCGGTTGGTCCCATTCTTTACCAAAAAGTCTTTTCAGTAATTTATTCTCTAAATCATCAGTTGGGTATGACCAAGGTTGATTTCTATAATAAACCGCAAATTCACTCCATGTTGACCTATGTGATCTAACTAAAAATTTACAAAAACTAAGTGAAAATAAATCTACAATATTACTGATTACTTGTCCCCTAACTAATTTTCTGATATCAACACCCGCACTTAACAAATAATCTTGAACTACGGGAATAAAATCTTCCTTTGTAATTATTTTGTCTTGATACTTGTCTTTGTAATATGAAAACATTTCATAAGGCAAATCACAACTAATATAAAATTTTTGTTCGGGATTAATTTCCAAAATCCTATCTATAATTTTAAAATATAACTCATCTTTAAAAAATTTGTAACCTCTATTTACTGCACCCTTTATGGCGTGAAGTTCTTCAAAGTCTTTTCTAATATGTTCAGGTAACGACAAAACATCCTCTTCTTTGATGGATACACCACAATTTCTTCTGATATGAATACCAATAACATCCTTAGTATTTCTACGTAAAAAATCCTCTATAAAATGATGTCTTAAAGTAATTGAAGTTAATGGTCTCCACTTAACATTTTTTCTAGTATAATTTTGTAATTCTTCATATCCAAAATCAGAATACCAATGATTATCCTGTGTTAAATCGAAACAATTATTTTTAAACATATTGTCCAACATATCTCGGTCAATTTTGGATGCCAATCTTACATCATCGTTTTGTAAATCGAATACGGTTTTAAATCTTAAATTTTGGAATTTAAATTCATGATATAATCCATATTCATATTCTAAAAATTTAAAAGTAGCGGTATTTGGGAGATATAACAAATCTAATTCAGGCCAATGAAGGTGTTGTAGTATTATTTTGAAATCGTAATTATTTTGTTTACATATTTCATGTGCAATTTCCCAATGGAATATTCTATTACATAACCCAGTATCATTTTCCGACCAACCACCATATGGCTCTAACCATCTTAATGTTTTATTGTATTCCATTAACTATTGTAATTTTCTTTATCTGAGACATATTCACCCGGTTCATAATGTGTGATTCTACCGTTAGTAACATTAACATTCGGTATTGAGTTGTCTACCACTAATGAATCGTACCATTCAGCTATCTCAGGAAAAGTTTGTTGAAAGTTTTTGTTTCTACGAATGTCGTATTGAACATAAAAACTTTTAAAGTCGTGATGTTGTAAAGAGTTATCTAACTCTGTTGTGTTGTGTCCTCTATTAACAACTTCAATATAGTCAATAAGTCTTTGAATTTGAGCCTTCTCTCCAACGGTTAGTAAATCACTATTTTTATGTTTTCTAAACCATATTGATAATTTGCCGTGTAATTCATACTTAATTTCGTTTGGTAACACTAAAGGTGACATAAACGCCGGCCATCTTAAGATATTTAAATCTACAATAGGTTTATGTGTACCATATTTAGCTTTAAGAGATAACATATCATCTAAAAACTCTGTGATACTAAACAAACACAAACTATTAATAGTCATCATAATCACCACCTGTCTAAAGTTTGCATTTTCAATAAACTTTACAAGATTTGATTTCCATAATTCGTAATTTAAACCATCTCTAATATATTCGGCGTGTGGACCATAGGACTCATTACTGGTATATAAATCAAACTCCTTAACTTCAACCTCGTGTGTAACATTAATGAGTTTTTTAAGTGTCTTATCATTTAAACCTAAATTTGAATTAATGGCTAACCTTAAATTAGGTGACGGGTATTGTTTCATCAAATCTATAAATTGCCAGAAGTTCCTACTTTGTGAAGGTTCACCACCAGTAACTCGAATCTCCAATAACTTTTGTGATAGTTCGGGCCACCATTCTAAAAACGCCTTTACATATGGATTATTTTCATTGTATTTACCGAATATTTCAGACCAAGATCCATCAGCATAATACGCACCCGCACTTGTTGTCTTGAATTTTTGATATGCCCCGTTATCTTTAATATCCTTTCCCCAAGTTGTCGAGTATCCTGAGTTACAATATGAACAAGCGAAATTACATGTTCTATCAAAAGACACCTCAATTGTTTTTGGGGTGATGTCCTCGTTCCAAGGAATTTCTTTTAATTTCGCAATATCTTGTTCTTCGTAAATAATACTTTTATACACCCTGTCGGCAATATTATTTCTACCAATATCCTCAACCCTCCAACAATAAGAACATTCGGCGGGTTTTACTCCCTCCAACATCATTTTTCTTATTCTCTTTTTAAAATCGGTATTATGTAGTGCCGATGGATTTGTTTTAATTGCTTCAGCATCAATTGGATGTGGTAACGGTAAATGACAGGAATTTGTAAAACCGTGTCCAAGGTGTAAACTTACGTTATACCATTTAGCCGCACAAAAACTACAACTAACTGAATTTAAGTGTTTATCTCTCCAATTTGCTAATTCTTCTGACATGTGATTTTTTTTAAAATATACGTTATTTTTTTGATATTAAGAAATAAACTCTTTAGGTACTTTTTCTAGAAAATTTGTATTTTTTGATTCATCGTAAACTATACCTAAATTATTTATTGTGTTAAAGTTATATATACAAAGAATATCATTATAAAATAGTTTATAAGGTAACTCTTGTGTTTTAATTTGATGAATGGTTTTTACATCATCTATTTTAATTTGATTTTTAATTATTGTAAAAAATTCAATGTCCATTTCACCATGATATCTTGTATTTTCATTTTCAGACTGAGGACTTGAGCACCCTAAATAAAGTCCGGGTATTTGATAATCATCAACAAAATTTTCACCAAATTCATACGTATTAGAAATTTCAAAGTTTTTGTAAAGAACGATTGTCTGCCCTATTCTTTGTATTGTCACAATTACTCCGTTATGGATTTCCTGTTCCTCAATTCCTTTCAAATTTACAAAGTGAAACTTTTCATCTGATGTCCAAAATTCAAATGCAATACATTTTGATTCTTCATTATAAGTTAAACCCATATTCTTACCAGGTTTACCAAATACCATACATATTGTATCCTTTTTGTATTCTAATTTTATTTTAAATTCTACACTTATTGTGAAGTCATTTAAAAACAAATTTTCAAAATCTGAATTGTCTGATTTATTAAATTCTGTTACGTATTGATTATCATTATGACTTGTTAAGTCCCATTTAAATTTTATCCAATATGGTTTTTTATATTCAATTCTCATTTACTATTTTTTTAAAAAAATCTTTTAATTCGGGGAAATATTCTTCCCAATTATATCCTCTTCTTTTTTGATATTCATCTAAAAACAAAACCAAATCTTTTTTGTGATCATCAAATTTTTCAATTGAGGTTTCCAAATCGGCAACAAAAATATCTCTAATTCTTGTTATTTTTTCTATCTCTTGTGTAGAAAACCCAACATCATCAATTGTTTGTTGTTTGTAAAAGTTTAAACTTCTATAAGTAGAGTTGAACTTCATGTATTTAATCCATCTTTCAAAAACTTCAACATTTATGTAATCCTTTAACATTCTAAAACTCATAAATGGCGGATGTCTTAGATATGACGTGTCCAAAATAATTGCAGAATTCCAAACTCTGTTTACATTAAAATGTTTGATTTTGAATTTATGAATCTTTTTTATTAATTCTTCATAAGAAAACACACTGAACATATTGAAAGTTGACATTACAACAATAGTAACTGCTTCTAAACATGTTAAAATTTTATCAATGTTACGGAAAAGTCTTTCGAAGTTCATTCCATATCTTGTGAATTCGGATTGTTTACCATAAGCATCACATGAAGTAAAAATAACAATTTCTTTAACTCTTTTTTCATTTATAATTCTTGTCAATTTTTCAATCAATCTATCAATTAAATCATCTGTAACACCCAAATTAGTATTGATTGATAATTTTAAATTTGTATTAGGTGATTCCGTTTCAATAATGTGATCCAATACTTTCCAAGTGTCCTTAGATAAAAGTGGTTCTCCTCCCGTAATTCTAAATGTGTCTAAATTTCTATATAACTCAGGCCACCATTCCCAAAATGCCTCAACATATGGATTTTTATCTGAGTGTCTAAATGGTCTTGTATTTCTTTCATCCATTCTCTCAGTACTGTTAAACTGAAATGTCTTTAAATTATATGCACCAAATTCATTAATTTCCTCCATCCATTTTGATGAGTACTCTGGTCCACAATATGCACATTTAAAATTACAAGTGTTAGAAAAATTTACCTCAACATATTTTGGCACATAGTTGTCTCTCCAATCAGAAGTTGCAATTTCATCAAAATGTGGTTCAGACCATGGTTCCGCAGATTTAAATATTCTATCAGAAAATGAATTACTATTATCTTCAACATTCCAACAATAGTTACATTCTTTAGGTCTTTGACCACTTAACATTTCTTTCCTAGCCTGTTTTTTAGTTAAGCTATTGTGTAGTGCGGTATGGTTTCTTTTTAGTTCCCCTAATTTAACTTTATGTGGTTCAGGGTGGTGACAAGAATGAGTTGTACCATTGTGTAAATGCATTGTAACCTGTGTCCATTTTGCCAAACAAAACCCACACCCAACAGAATTTAATTTTTGTTTTGTTTTATCAAAGTCCACCATTTCAGTAAACTCCTCAACATCTATAAATTCTGAGTAATTACCGTTTCCTGTTGTGTCGTTGATTATTTTAATATTCTCATCAACAGATAAATCTAAATTACAAATCATTTTATCATTAGTAAGATTATTCACGTCGTTATACACAGTAAAACTTTGAATATCCATTTCTGTGTAACAACCATGAAGTAAAGATGACGTTTTATGACAACCGATATATATTGGTTGTTTGTAATATTCTCTTAGTAACGTATGGTTTTTTTTAATTTCAATAGTGTCAAATAAGATGTCATAATTTTTGTATAACTTGAATGTCTTATTTATCAAATCATATGCAATAGATATTACAATTCCTTTTCTAATTTCATCTATTGTTATATCATAATCTTTGTGGCAATTGAAATGGAGGTCCCCTTGGTCATCTTTCGTCCAAAATTCAAATACAAAAGTGTTAACTTCATAATCATAACTAATACCAAAATTTTTACCAGGTATACCTAAAAACCCAATTTTTTTATCTTGTTTAAAAGTCTTCTCCACTTTGAATGACATAGTGATAGTAAAACTTGTATCGGTCAGTAAATTATAGGAATAAGATTTGGCTCTTATCTGTCTAGGTTTTTTATAATTAATTTTCATTTCATTTTTGTATTTATGAACATTGTGTTTGGATATAACGTCTCATCTATGTCCACAATTTCTGTAACTTCAGTAATCTTATTAAACCCTTCTTCTTTATATCTTATTTTTTGTTGTTGCATCTCTGTAACAAATCGTCTTTCATTACGTGCAGTTGTCTCCCCTTTAGCCCACTCCCCATTTACATAACCCTCATCAACATGAAATAAACAATCGAATATTCCTTCTTTTCTATATGGTAAAATATTATCAATAACTTCGATGTCTTCTTGTGTGAATTTTAAGTCATTACTTTTACATTCTAAGTCTTGGGATAACTCAATTTGTCCTCTTGTAAACTCATAATGAAGTTTTAGATTCTCATTATTTTCTTCCTTAAAGATTTCTAAAGAATCATCAAAAAATTTATCATATATTTTTATCTCCGATATTTTTCCTTTATAATATGTGTTTAAGTGACTACAGAAACCAAAAATGAATGGTTTATTTGGTTCATGTCTTTTTAATTCTCCTTCAATAGGAAAGGATTCATTTAATTTAATTCCACTTTTGTTTGTAATCAATTCATTATTTACAAATAAAAATTGTTCTTTAGTTTCACTATTATACGACATCGTTACCCAAGTCCAAAGATTTTCAAATCTCTTTGCCCAATTGTAATAATGATTATTATCCTTATTAAAACATACCATAGTGACCGCTCGTGAGTTATTAAAAGATAAACCCCAAGTCCAAGACCCTTCTTTCCTGATTAATGGATATTCTATAAATCTTCTTTCTTTATCCCCCACTAACCATATCGGGTGTTTATCATGTTGTTGTTCTGATCTATACAAAATGGAAATGGTGTGGTCTTCATTAAGACATTTATTTATTTCTCTTGTTGAATTAGAAGTGAAGAATGAAGTTAATCCGTTGAAATTTGCAACAACTCTATTTTTATATGTCTTATATACTTTACCTGTGGTATAACCTTCATAGTAACATCTCCAAAATAAGTCATCATCCTCCTGACCCCAATCCCAATAGTCATTCGAATATCCGTTGGTGTTATCTACCTGTTCTTTATTAAAAAGAACCACACCACCAAAATATTGGTCATACCCCAATCCGTAATTATACTTCGATAATCCTGTTGCAATATGTATTGGATTTATTTCAGGATATGAGTAGTCACACGATTCGTCGTGTGGAACCATATCAACATCATGCCAAGCAATATAATCACACCCATCTTGAAATGCGTAATAAGCGGCAATGTTTTTCATCGCACCTCTATTAAACAATTTATCATCAACTTGATGACCTACATAGAATTTGTGTGGTATACCTTGATTATTTAAATAATTTGTTAACTCAGGTATAAGTTTTTCTATATGTTCCTTTCTATTCCGATATGGTATGCAAATCCCTAATTTTTTCATATACCAACAATAATATGATTTTCGTTTTTATTTTTTACGTATGAATGTTCAACGTATTCACAATCATTTAATCCGTCTTTTTTGAAATCTGTTGAACCTTTAAGTGTCTCATTATAAAATCTTAATTGATTGTATCTTGTTAATTTACTTTTCCAACCATTTAAAACATACCCATTTTCTTCATGTGGTACCAATTTAAATGTTGATTTTCTTCTATATGGTATTTCGATTTCAATATATTCTTCAAATGATTCACCAACAATTTCACAATTGTGTATTTCACCGTCATTACCATTCCCACTTAAATCCATTAATTTATAACCTTTTATAAATTTAGTGTCATAATATAATATTACCCTATAGTCTGATTTATAGTTCCCGAAGTTTTGTGTCAATCCAAAATATTGATTATCTGAAATTTCTTTAATTTCGTCATCATTTAATACATCAGAAAAAACTGCAAAGTTAGATATGGTACCCTTAAAGAATTTTTGATCGTTTCTTCTATTAGGGTTACTACATCCTAAATAAAATTTTCTATCCTTACTATAATAATCTCTTAATTTTTTTATTTTTTTACTGTCCACTAATACACCATCTTGATACATCTTTATTTCTTTTTCATAAGTGTCAATAGTTAAAGTGATATTAGTTTTATAATTGGTTGTTATATTAGATTCTAAATGAATAATATTATTATCAATATCAAATATTTGAACTACGTATCTTGAATACGAGGTGAATCCGATAAAAAAATCATAACCGGGTACACCAAAAGACGCAAACACATCATCATCTTTTTCATAATTTAATGTTAATTCATCGGGATTGAAACTAATAAAAATTGTATTTTTATATTTGAAATCGAATATGTTGTTTCCCTCAACATAAGCGTCTACACCATTAAATCTTAGAGATGCCACATTACCACCTTTTAAACTGATTTCTTTTGTGTCTAATGGAATTTTAGACATTTTACATCTATGTAAAAGTTCGGTATCTTCATAACCCCATCCCCAGTATTTGTTTGAATAACCGTTTACAAGTTCGAACATGTCCATTGGGAAAAGTGTAACTCCTCCAAAATATTCATCAAATACTATTCTTTTGAATTTATCTGTTGTTATGAAATTAGTTGCCATATGTACAGGTATATCATAATACGAATAATCAACATCATATGGTAACATGTCAACATCGTGAAAAATAACGTAATCACATCTTAACTTTTTGGCATATAAAAAACCAACGTTCAATAGTTTTCCTCTATTGAACGCTAGCCCGTCATCTTGTTCAACTACAATTATTTCATAGTCAATATCAAATTTTGATAAGTAATTTTTTAATGATACTTTAAATTGAACAAGTTGTTTATAACGGTCCCTATATGGTACAATTATACCAAGTTTATGACTCATTATTTTTTAGTAGTTTTTTTAGTTGGTGTTTCGGTATCTTCTTCCCCACCTTTAACTATTTTAGTGTGGAATTCAGCCAAATAATATTGAATTCTGCTACTCCACTCATCCTTATCAATTTCCTCAAACCACACAGTAAGTGCGTCTAATGAATTTGCAATTTTTTCAAGTGCTTTAACTTTTCGTTGTTCAAGAATCAGTAATTCGTCGTCTGTCTGATTGGTTTTTTTAATTTGTGTCATATTGATTTTATTTTATTAATCAAATTATTCCATTTGGAGTACTCCCCATAATCACCTAATATACAATTTTTTTCGAATAAAAACAAGGGGTCGTCTATGTTAATACGAAACTTATTTTTTCTTAATGAATTGTACATAATTCCATACTCATTCGAATAAGAATAATCTTGATTATTGTTGGCAACTGATTTAATTCTTTCTATCGATGTGGAATCCCATTTGAAATGGTGAACCTGTACATGGTCTTTAGGATTAATTAATGGATGATTCCATCCTTGCCATCTCCAAGTTGTTTGATTATCTATTTTTGCATAATGTTGTCCGAATGTAATCTCTATATAACCCCTCATAACACAAACCTTATTTGGATTAGCGTTGCTTAAAGGATATCTAAAAAATCCCGCATTCGGAAATTGTTTGAATATGTATTCTTTTTCTTTTAATTCTGAAAATTCACCGTTTGGACCGATTCTATCTATAAATCCCCCCCTTACTATGTCCCACCCATTTTGTTCACACTCATTAATTAAATCACCTAATTTATTTTTTGGATATAAGTGAAATTCATCAATATCTGATATTACCCACCAATCGTTTGGTTGTCTATTTGTTATGTAATTATAAAGCATTGTGACTCTCTCCCAATCAAAAATTCTATCGTGATGGGTTTTAACAATTTTTACATGTTTAAAATCTTTAATAACTTCTTTTACCTCAACATCTAACTTGGGGTTTTCATCGGTGTTATAAACGATGTAATTTATCTCATCAACATAGGATGAGTAATGTTGTATATGGTGTTTTATTAAATTTGTGCCGTGACCTATAACTGTAACTAATCTTATCATATTTTTCGATTTATCAACGTAATTCCACTCGAAGTTGGTTTTGTTGAAAATTTACGAAAATTAAAAAGATTAATCAAGTTCCACTCTTTGTTTTTTTGTAGTTCTTTAATAAGTTTTGATGGTCCATCAAATCTATGATGGTCTTTCTTTGCATCCTCAGTAATGATTAATGATTTTTCATATTCTGAGTCTGTGTCGTGTATAACGATTATACCATTATCTGTAAGTAAATTAGAATATAATTCAAAATCTTTTTTAACACCTTCATATGAATGATCACCATCAATATAAATAAAATCTATTTTTATATCTTGTCTAACAAAAAAGTCATGATAAGCATCCTCCGATGTTGATTTAATAAATCTTGGATGAAAATTACTTCTAAAAAATGAATTCTCATTATCGACATCGTTTGGTCCTCCGATTCCATTACAAGCGTCAACTAAATATGTAACACCAATATCTCCCCAATTGTAATCAGGGTCACCTTCAAATATTTTTTGTTTATGTAAATCTACTCTTGCTTGTGTCATAATTCTTGGTATAAACCCACCACCAGAACCAATACAAACACACACCTTTGACCTCATATGTTGTATGAGTGAATATATCAATATACCATCTCCCATGTGAAATTTGGTACCTCCGTGTGTCCACAAATAGGGTAAGTCTTCACCATTGTTTGTGGTTATATTACTTTCAATAAATTCTTGATTTAATATTGTCTTATCCTTCATAATTTATTAAATCTTTTACCTTCTCATATAAATCTAAGTCCTTATTTAATGGTACACCTGTGACCATTGAACATATTGACATTGTTATTCCTTCCCCCGCACCCACAATTTCTTTATTTTCTAAAATATCACAATATTCTTTTATAATTTGTAGTTTTTCATACCATTTAAAAAATTCTGAATAATCGTATTTTTTAAAAACCAAAAAATGTTCCCATATCGTCTCTCTTTCAACAAAATCACCAATTTTAGAATTTACAAACGCATAATACATTTTCCAATCATTCTTTAACATTAAATCTAAATCTTTAATTGTGGTTTTTTTTACTCTGTGATTTGAGAGGTTTTCTATATAACTAATACCTTCTTTGAAATTATATTTTTTCAATTCGGCAAGAGGGGTGAAATCGATATTATACTTTGTATCTGCATCGAGTATGATTGCTGTATCCTGTTTTATTAGAATTTCCTTAACCAATAAAATTTTATCATGATATGATTTATATTGTCTGTTGTACTCTAATACTGTTAAGGATAAGGGTGTGTATTTTGTATAAAAAAATTCGGAATTATCTGTTAGTACATAACACTTAAATCCTAAATTCAGTAACTTATTTAATTTTTGAACTGTTCCGTCAAAATATTTTTTATCACCAAAACATAAAACACCGAACCCTATTTTATTTATTTGCTCCATACGCGTACAGTCCCATGTGTTTTATTTCGGAACTCAATAATGTATCAATATATACCTTGTATCCTACTTCCCTTAATTTTGTTAATAAATTAAAATCTTCACCTAACCA